ACGAAGACGAGGCCGAGGCGGCATATACCCGCCTCATCGGCAAATACGAAGACTCGCTGTTTCCGCCCGACGTCGACAAGTTCGTGCGGATGCTGCGTCATCGCATTTCGGAGTTGGAGCCGTGAGCAAGAGCAAGGTCCGCACCAACTATGTCACCCACAATACCGCGCCGCGCCTGTGCCAGCGCCCGGCGCGCGTCCCCGGCGTCGCTCCGCCCTGTCATGACGATAAGGAGGACTATCGCCCCTATAATGGTTGGGCGAAGCGGGCGGGCCCCGTTTCGCTGCCGCGACTGGCTTTTCTCGAAAAGGCCAAGGCATGAGCCGGGCGGTTCTCGTCATCGCCACCGAGGAATTGCGCGCGAAGGCCGCCTACTGGCTTTCGCGCGCCAAGCTGGGATCGCGGGTGGAATTCAAGGGCCCGCAACGCACCCATGACCAGAACGCCCGCATGTGGGCGATGCTGACAGATGTGGCCGAGCAACAGGAGATCGCCGGCGCCAAGCGTCACACGGAAACATGGAAGGCGTTGTTTATCGAGCAGTTGGGCCATGAAACCGAATATCTGCCGTCCCTGGATGGCGAGCGGGTGGTGGCGATCGCTTATTCGTCGTCGGATCTCAGCACGGAAGAAATGAGCGATTTAATCGAATTGATGTTTGCCTGGGGATTTGAACACGGCGTCGTGTGGTCGGACCCCAAAACCAAGCAACTGATGGATATGAGGCGAAAGTGATGACTAAGACGGTTTTGCAAGGCCACAAAATCCACACCGAATTTGTCAAGCCGCCAATCCCGACAACTGCGTTTGATTGGAGCGCGACGCTGGACGGATATGAGCCTGACGATCCTATCGGCCAAGGCCCTACCGAGATTGCCGCTGTGGCTGATTTGTTGCAGCAAATTGAGGACGCGGGCCAATGATCGACACGATTTTGACCCAACTCCGCGCTGCTCTGGCGTTTGTGGAAGCCGAACGCGATAACCGTCTGGCGGAGCCAGCCAGCGAAGCCCGCCTAGAAAGCGACGCCCTTGGCGCGGAGGCCGACTTGCGCGCCGCGATTGCTGGCGTAGAGAAGCTGGTGGTGATGCAGCGCTGGCTGAGGGGGAATGCCCAGTGACTGTCATGGCTGGCCTTTCGCTCGGGGATGCGCTCTCGTTGGATTCCAAGCGGTATGATTCGGTCCCGAATCAGCCGGAAGAAGCAACAATGCCCGCTCTGGCGCGCGTAAAAATCACCCCCCTAAATCGTGACCGCGACGCCGTCATGGCGTGCCGCGACAACCTCGACTTCATGCGTCCGCTTGCCAACGAAAGCATGAACCTCGTCATCACTTCCCCGCCATACAACATCGGGAAGTCATACGAACGCCGGGCACCGTTGGAGAAGTATATCGCGCAGCAGGCGGAGGTGATTTCCGAGTGCGTGCGACTTCTTCACCCGAATGGCTCGTTGTGCTGGCAGGTCGGAAATCATGTTCAGAACGGCGAGATTTTTCCGTTGGACATGTTCCTGTATCCGATATTCCACGAGCATGGCCTTCGACTTCGCAACCGCATCGTCTGGCATTTTGAACACGGCTTACATTGCTCGAAGCGTCTCTCTGGTCGCTACGAAACAATTTTGTGGTTCTCGAAGACAAACGACTACCACTTCGACCTCGACCCGATTAGGGTGCCATCGAAATACCCCGGTAAGAAATACTTCAAGGGGCCGAAGGTGGGAACGCTGTCGTGTAATCCGCTTGGCAAAAATCCGGGCGATGTCTGGATTTTCCCGAATGTGAAAAGCAACCATGTCGAGAAGACGAGCCATCCGTGCCAGTTCCCCGTTGAACTTGTGGAGCGGCTGGTTCTATCGCTGACGCCAGCGAACGGTTCTGTGTTCGACCCATACATGGGCGTCGGTTCATCGGTGATCGCCGCATTGAAGCACGGGCGATCAGCCTACGGCTGCGATGTCGTTCCGGAGTATGTCGATATTGCTTGGCAGCGCGTGCGCGAACTTCGTGCGGGCACGCTCAAAACGCGCCCAATGTTGCGCCCGGTGTATGACCCTGCTCTGCCTTATGGTGGTCATCGGTGAGAATGGTCGAGACCTATTCTCACCTGAACGGCCTCGACGCCGCAGGGTTGCAAATCGTCCCGAATGCCCGCGCCGATCACGCCAAGGAGGCGAGCGATGACCAAGCAAAGTGAATGGCTGGCGCTGTCCGATCGATGCGAGAAGGCTACGGGGCAGAGTTACGAACTCGATCTTGCTTTAGCGACGGCTCTCTATGAATTGGGCGGATCGACAGTAAATTACGACCCTGCAACATGGCTGGAACGCAATTGCACGATTACCGGAAGTCTCGACGCCATCGTGTCTGTGATCGAACAAGAATTGCCGGGATGGGCATGGAAGGTCGGGACGTGCTCCGTCTCTGACGACGCATGGCTCGTGCCGGATTTGAATTGCCCGGTTCACGGCGCGCGACTGAGGGAGCAATTCGGAGACGCGCCCCAAGGCTCGATTTGGGATGAGGGGATCGACATAGACCGCAGGCCGCCTGGAAATGTCGCGCTGGCGCTGTGTCAGGCGCTTTGCGAGGCGATGGCCGCTGTTGCCAGCGAGGAGACGGGGAAATGAACGAGACGCTTTCCGACTTCGCTAAACGCCGCCTTGTTGAACTTGACGCCGCCCGCGCCGCCCTTGAATCCGCCGGACAGGTGCGGGGCGATGGATGGCTCCCGATTGAGAGCGCGCCGAAGGACAAAACGCTGTTTCTCGCCGCAACCGCCGATGGCCGCATCATGATCTTTAGCGGAATGATCCTTGACATAGCGATGGGAAAGCGAACGCCAAATCATTTGCAGTTCCCGGCGACCCACTGGCAACCGCTTCCCGTCTCCCCCGACGAAGGAATGAGAACATGAGCAAGAACGACGAAATAGCCGAAGCCTTCGTCCGCAGTTGCGAAGCGGAAACCGGCAAGCAGATCAGCGCCGATAAGGTCGAGACGCTTTCGGGATTGCTTACCCAGTCGCGGGAGGAAGCGCAGACGCCGGCCACTTTGCCCATGATGCTGACCAAGGCTTTCCGCACATCCTTTTCATGCGGGCCTGACCGTATCTATGAAATGCGGTTCGCATTTGGTTCGCTGGAAGATTTACAGTTGGCTGACGATGAATGGACAGCCTTCACCGCCCCGAGCGCAGGAGGCGACCAATGATCGCCCCCGATTATGCCCTTCCCCCATCCCGCGACATGCGGCCGCCACGCGGCAGTTGGGCGCCAGGGCTATACGCATGCACATGCTGTCAATGCGGGGCTGAGTTCACTGGCGACAAGAGATCGACCGTTTGCGCGGCGTGCGCTTATGCCGAGGAATCGGGAAACCATGACCGCGCTGGCGAAATCATGGACGCCATTGTCCTGACTGGGTATGACGCCCGCGTCCAAGAACTATTCGCCGCCGAGATAACCGCTGCAACTGAGCGCGGCAGACAGGCGGGGCTGATCGAAGCGGCCGAAATAACGGGAATGGCCGTTCTCGATGCTGAAGTAGACATATTCCGCGTTGACGGGAAGGTGCTCGAAAATCAGCACGGCCACACGCGGTTTGTCTCGACCATAGAAGTATCGAGGGTTTTGAAAGAAAGGGAATCCGCCATCCGCGCCCGCGCCAATGCCGAACAGGAGGGCGGGGAATGAGCCGCGCGCCCGCCAAAAAACCTAAGATCGCCAAGGCGCAAGGGCGATCCGTCCAAGAGTGGATAGGCAAAAATCCCGACTCCAAGATCCCCGACGCGGTGCGCCTGCGGGTGTTCGATCGCTTCCATGGAAAATGCTATCTCTCCGGCAAGAAGATCATGCCCGGCGACCTTTGGGACGTCGAGCATATCAAGCCGTTGGAGGAAGGCGGTGAACATCGCGAGTCCAATTTCGCCCCGGCGCTCAAAGCCCCGCACAAAATCAAGACGGCGGAGGAAGGCGCGCGTCGGTCAAAGGCTGACGCCGTCAAAAAGAAGCACCTGGGACTCAAGTCGGCGCCAGCAGCGCCGATTCAATCCGCCCCGATGGTGACGACGCCGCGCGCGCTCGACCGCCGCCAGCGCCCGTCTAAAACCTGTGTCGACAATGGCGGCGGCATCTTCGGCCGGATCAAAAATACGTGATTATTCGCCGGCGGGAAGGTGTCGCCCATCAAGCAGTTTGCTGGGCGGCCAATGTTCGCAATCGCCGCAAGTGTCGTCGCGCTCGCGCAAAATGTCTTGTAGGCGCCGAACCTCGCCCTGCAAGGCGTCAATCTGGGTCGATTGGCGCTCGATCATCTGCGTCAAATGCTGAATGTGCTTGTCCTGCGCGTCGATCGCCGCCAGCGTGCGCTGGTTCAGCGCCGTCTCATAGTCGGCGCCGCGCCTATCCTCGATCTGCTTGGTTTCCGCGTCGGTCTTGCTGATCTGGGCTTTGCCGAGGCGATGGCCCGAGATCGCGGTGACAATGCCTGTGATCGCAGAAAATCCGCCAATGCCGATAAACATTTGTGTCCAGGAGGGGCCTAAGTCGGTCATTCCATTCCTTCGCTCGCGCCGGCGAGTCATTCCGAGACAATGCGTGAAGCCAGAGGGAAAAACGGGGTGGCGCGAGTCCCTGGCTATGAAAAGAGCGCGGCGGGGCTTTCAAGCTGGCCCGCCGCGCC